GTTTCAAACTCGAAATGCTGGAAGATTTCAGCGGCGGGTTGAACCTGCGTTCAGACCAGTTCAATCTGGCTCCGAACGAAAGCCCAGATATGTTGAATGTTGATGTTGACCCTCGTGGTGGCATCAAGATGCGTCTTGGCGTGGTTAAAAGAAATCAGACTGCTTTAGCTTCATCTGTTACGGGTTTAGGGCAGTTCACTCCTGATGGGGGAACTGCCCGAGTTATTTGTTCTTACGGTACAGTTGTAGCTCAGTCTGCTTCTGGAGCTTCAGGCGATTTTGCGACAATGAATGGGGTTTCCGTCACGGATGGCAACCGCATGTACGGGCAAACTACGAACTCAAAGTTTTATGGAGTGTCAGGTGATGCAGCGTCATTTGTTTATGACGGAACTACGGCTTCTAACCTTGCATCAAATATTAACGGGTCTGCTGGTAATTACCCAATAGCGAAATACACCTGTCATTGGAACAATCATGCATGGGTTGCTCACACCAAAGAAGGTGGAACTGCTCACGCTAACCGTATTCGTTGGTCAAAGGTCGATGATCCAGAAACATGGCGAGAGTTCGACTATATCGATGTCAATGTAGGAGAACGAGGCGATGAAATGTCTGCTCTCGTTCCTTATGCTGACCGTTTACTAGTATTTAAAACAAATAGCGTGCATGCATTATTTGGCAACAGCACTGAGTCATTTCAAATGGTGCCGTTAAGCCAAGACGTTGGTTCTGTATCGATGTCGTCTCCTGTGTCTACCCCGTATGGAGTGTTCTTCTGGTATGACCGCCAAGGTGTTTGGGTATACAACGGCGAAAGATTTGTGTGGGTGTTTGAGAAATTACAGCCAGCCATTGATGATGGCAGGTTGCAATTTACTAATCCCCCACAGCTTGCTTGGTTCAAGAACCGTCTTTATGTCTCAGTGGATTGGTCTGAAACGTCTGAGCTTTTAACCACTCGTCGTGTGCTTGTTTATGACCCGACTCTTGGTTCTGGTGGAGCTTGGACGATGACCGATATTGACGCAAATGTTTTGTTGACGTTTGCTCCACCGAATGACCAACAAACTCTTCTTGGGGGTTGTTTAACAAATACTGGTCGAGTTGTAGAGATGGAACAAGAACGCCAAAGCGATTTTTATGGGACTTCGACTTCCCATATTGTGAGTTCGTACACGACTTCGTGGATGGTGGGGAAAAACCCTATCGTTCGTAAACGTTGGGGGAAGCCCCGTATTGTCACGTCGTCCGACTCGACTGTCGCTTTAACTGCGAAACTGTATACCGATTACGATACTGCGGATTTCAAGAAATCTATGCCGTTTGGTGTTCAAACAAGTGGTGCAGTTTCGTCAACTTGGGCTTCAGGACAAGGACCCACTGGTGGGACGGGTGTTTGGGATACAGGTGTGTGGGCTGGTGAACCGAATACGACGATCACCCAGATTGAACGTTTGCCTACACTTGGGACAGCGAAGGCTATACAAATGAAGGTTGAAGGTCCCGTTAATGATGAGGCTTGGGAAGTGAATGCTATGGCGTTTACTTATTTACATAGGAGATTGCGTTAATGGCAACTTTTACTGCGCCTAACACGGCTGTAGCGGGTAACGCCATCGTTGCCAGTGAACACAATACTAATTGGACTTATTTGAAGAACTGGTTAGAGGGTGTTCCTGGCCAGACTGCTACTTATCCTGGGGTTATACAGGGTAACGGTGGTTCTATCGATGGAACTTTAGGAGTCACTGGGATTTTAACTGCGGGGGGCTATTCCTCTGCTGGGACTTTGACTAACACAGGAACTGTTTCCCTTGGAGCCACAAACCACCTGTATCTGAACAGCACTCAACATAGCGTTATTGGTTTAAGTACTGGTACTGATATCAATGCTCAGACTGCTGGAAGTTTCTTAAAGGATCTGAACTATCGAGCGAACTTCACAAGTGCTGGTCCTGGTACTAACACGCATCAGCTTTCTATGGGGTCAGACGTAGCTTCTGGCGCAGATGCAGGAAACTATTTATCCGAGAGTCACCGTTATTCGGTGTACTCTCGTCGTGCTGGCGACGGATGGAGTCCTGGCGGCGGCGCTGCACATCCAGGCCGTCCTTCTTCCGAATATCGTTTAGTTATCAACGGTTCAATGGCGATCCGTGGAGACATTATTGGTTATTCAGCTTTCAACGAAAGCGTGCCTGGAACTTCAACTGATTATTTAGAAGGTGAAGGTACTCGTATTAATTGCCAGTGGTTGAACGTCGCAGCGAATGTTGACGTAAATGGCTACATCAGGGTGATGACCAAATACGATCATGCTCGTTTGTTTATGGGCAATGATTACGGCCAGCCTGGTGAGGATTGGTTGGAATGGAACGACAACATTCATTCAGGCGGCGGATCACCGCAACCTGGATTTGGGTTTCACGTAAATGGTTCTTCTTCTGTAAATGAAAGCGGTCGTATTCTTTCCATCTCGAAAGATTCGAGCAACTATGTAGATGTTCGTGCCCCTGTCCAAAACAGCATTGGTGGTTCGACTACTGCTGGTTGGCCGACGATCTCAGGAACCACAGCAAATATTGATACAAGCACTCAACGCCTTGGGGTTGCTTCTTCTTCTATCCGTTTCAAAGAAGATGTAGAAGATTTAGAAACAGAAGAGAACTGGGACAAATTGCGTTCGTTGAAGCCACGCACGTTCCGCTGGAACCGCGAAGTAGCTGACCGCTCTAGCTTGGATTATGAAACTCAGACTCCAGAGCTTGGGTTTATTGCTGAGGAAGTTCACGAAGTGGCACCTGATATGACGTTGTATGACGCTGAAGGTGACCCGATTGTGTATCGAGAGAAGTCGATGCTTGCGATGCTAGTTAAAGCAGTGCAAGATATTGACAACAGGTTAGGGGCGCTTGAGTAATGCCCACAGGTGCAACATACATTCAGGACGTAGGAGCAGGAACAAACCTTATTTCCTATGCTGACGGTTTCCGTTATCAAGGAACATGGTCATCTGGTACCTCCTACTCTGTTGGTGATGTTGTTGAATACAACAATGGTTCCTATGTTGCCCGTACAGCGCATTCTGGGCAAACCCCAGCTTCGGGTAGCAGCTATTGGCAAGTAGTTTCTAACGCTGGTACTGCTGGTGGGCCTGGTCCTGCAGGGGCTTCTGGACCGCAAGGCCCAACTGGGCCAACAGGTCCAGCAGGAGATACTGTTCTTAACGGTGTTGGTGACCCACAAGGTGTTACGGGTCAAGACGGCGACTTTTATTTGAATGTATCCAATAACTATTTCTTTGGACCGAAAGCCAACGGCGTGTGGCCTGTTGGCTTCAGCCTCATTGGGCCTCAGGGAAGTACTGGCCCAACGGGACCAACGGGACCTACTGGCCCGTTAGGTCCTCCTGGTGGGCCTCCTGGGCCTACAGGGCCGCAGGGGCCACAAGGAATTGTTGGTCCTGCGGGACAAGCTAGTGGTTTAGTTAATGGAGGTATTCCTGCCTCTAACGCTAATGGAGATTACGGAGGCGTCACACCTATTGACGCAGGAGGGCCAACCTAGTGCCTATTCAGATTCAATTCCGCCGAGGAACATATGCGGCTTGGGTGGCTGCTGACCCTGTTTTAGCTGATGGGGAAATGGCTATCCAAACTGATGCAGGTGGCGGAGAACAAGCTCAAGCTTTGAAGATAGGCGATGGGGCTACCGCTTGGAGTTCACTCGCTTATGGTGGACTTCGTGGACCTACTGGTCCAACGGGTCCACATGGAACTTCTGTCAATAACCTTGACGGGGGCGAAGCGGCAACTAACTATGGAGGCATCGGGGCTACGGCTACTGGTGGCAACGCACAAGGAATATAAATGGCTGTACAAATTCAACTCCGACGAGACTCCAGCAGCAACTGGACATCTGCTAACCCGACGCTCGCTCTTGGTGAGCTTGGGTTAGAAACTGATGGATACAAGTACAAGATTGGTGACGGCGCTACTGCGTGGACCTCTTTAGGTTACGCAGAGCTAGCTGGTACTGACGTATTCACCATTAATGAGCAGACAGGTACTGCTTATACGTTGCTTGCTGGGGACGCTGGCAAGCTTGTCAAGATGACGAACGCTGCGGCGAACACCGTGACGGTGCCGCCATCTTCGAGTGTCAACTATGCCATTGGAACAACGATCAACGTTGTTCAATATGGTGCAGGTCAAACAACATTTGCTCAGGGTTCTGGTGTAACGATTTATTCGTACAACAGTGCGTTGAGTATCACTGGTCAGTATGGTCAGGCTGTTTTGACGAAGTGTGCGGCTGATCTTTGGATTCTTGCAGGGCTTTTGAGCTAATGGCTGGTTCGACGACTGCGGCGAGAATGGCTTGGGGGGCTGTTGCTTCTTCGGAAGAAATGAACCCTAAGAAGGATTGGAGTCATTTTGTTTCTACTGAAGCAAGTGGCTACCAAATGGTCGGTAGCATTCCGCAGACTCACAAGCATTTGCGTATCTTTGCCCATAACTCCCAGCAATCAAACTGGTATGGGACGGGTTACTTTAACTTTAACTCGGGCAGTACCAGCGGCGCTACTCCTTCCAATACCTACGGTTCTCGTTCGTACTTCAATGATGGGTGGTCCCAAGGCGATGACTACGGTTACACCACCGCTACGAGCAACCCAATCAACGATGGCACTGGTTACTCGGATTATCCGCACCTCATAACGATAGATGTTTACAACTATTCGTCTTCGACAGTAATCAAGCCTTGGAGGAGTCATTCCACTGGAGCGAATGGTTCCTCGACTTCTTACGCCTATTCGGGTGCAGGTGCTGGGTTCTTTCAGGCAGGTCAACCGATTACGAATTTCAATATGTACACAAACTATGGGAACGGCAGCAGTAGCTATAACCGTATTTCGGTGTACGGATGGGGCGGATTGGTCTCGTGAGCGACAATAATTGTTACATCCTCGGTCAGTACACTGTTCCAGCAACGAACAGCGTAAACAGCTTTACTTTTGGATCTATTCCTACGGAGTATGACCTGATCGAAATTCACGTCGCAGGTAGCTTCACGAAAGATCAAGATTCAGGCGCAACTGGTCAAGTCCAGTATCTATCTTGTGAAATACAAGACACTTGGGATACGAGTTCTACTGGCTACACCGCTGATGTGTCTCGAATGTATATGAGTGCCTATGGTTCTTGGTATGGCCAAAGCAAATACGGTTATGCGTGGCGAGGAAGCGATTCTAACCCTATTTACTCTGGGTATGTTCCGATAAGCCCTGACAACAACATCGCTGACACTTATAACAAAGCCTTTGGGGTCAGAATGCAGTTAATGGGGCCAAATAGCCAATGCCCAAAACAGGTGTATTTCGCAGGAACAATGGGTGACAACCACATAAGCAGCAACGCTCGCTTCTTTAACGGAGCGTTCGGGTTGGATATTCAAAGAAATTCGACTGTCCGTGACTGGGGTAAAGGTCCTTGGCGAAGCATGAAAATGCGTTTAACCAATTACGGGACTTATAGCGCTTCTACTTCTCCGACTTTCGTGGAAGGAACCGAGTTCACGATGCTCGGATACAAAGGGTTAGGACTTGGTTGGTAATGGCTAAAACTCCTCTTAGGCATATTGGGACCATAAGAGTTACAGGCGCAACCTCGTCTGTAACCTTCACTAATGTCACCTCTGCTCAATCGCCTTATTACATCAGTAACGGTGTCAGTTCGAGTAATGCCACGAACCTTGCTGTGAACGATACTTGGCGTCTGAATTTTCGCATCTATTTCAGGGCGGTATCTAACGGCAATTCAGACGTTAATAACTACGGTAGCTACCCTTACGTCTATTCGGATAACGCTAACTCTTGGGATCGCAGTGGCTTTTACTACCAAACTACTGGGACTAGCTCAAACACCACGGTTAATAGTTGGAGCTCCAGTCCTAGTTACACCTATTCAGGGGCCAATTTCGGTTCACCGTATCAGGGAGGTAGTTGGCAGTACAGCTATAACACGAACACCGCTGATAACTCATTAGCAAATTGTGATGCTCAGTTTGACCACGGTTTCATCGACTACAACTTTGGGGCCAACCATAAGCCTTGCGCCAACATAAATAGTTTCTCTATACGGCCAAACGGGAGCGACACTTCATCTACCGCCTCGATCGCTATCAATGACAACACTTCTATGGGTGGCGGACCTAGCGGTGGTAATGGTGGGCCGTACAACATCAACATCTATAACGGACAGAATTGGGCTGAAGGATCAACATTTGTTTGTTATGCGTGGGATTCCAAAGATATTAATGAGTAAAGGAAATAGGTATGTCTGAAGAAGAAAGACCTTTGATAACGGAATACGACTGTGCGACGCATATTCAAACTGAGCGTCTGATGACTGACGAAGAGTTTGAAGAACACAAAGTTCGTGTAGCCAGAGACCAAGAACTTGCTGATGCTGAGTTCGCTAGTCGAACTGCGGAGCGAGAGAAAGCACTTTCTGGTCGCCAGAAGCTAGCTGATCTTGGATTAGACGAAGCAGAGATTGACGTTTTGGTTGGTGCGGCACCTGAAGAGCCGCAGCCAGTTCCAGAGCCAGCCGTATGAGCGCTGACGTAGGTATCGAAGAAGTTATTGCTTCTTTGAGTGAGCGTGGACAGTTGGAATGGGAAATCGCTTTGATGCGAGTTCACATTAAGCAGCTTGAGGACGCTACTTGTACTTGTGATTGTTGTTGTGGGACGACTGAAGGTTAATTGTAGGAGTAGTTGTGGCTTTTAGGTTGCTTGACCATATGCCAGTTCCTGGCAAAACTAAAAAGGTTAGAGGCGTTTCTCTTAATCCTGAAGTTTTGCATGCCCGTAAAGAGTATGGGGTTGGTGGCCCTAGTCGTTTAGAGAGAAACAACGCTGGGTCTTACGCTGCGGAAAGCATGAATGATGCTATTGGGACATGGGGGCGTCCTAACGCTACTGCTGATTGGGCGACTATCGACGCTGCTTCTCTAGACCCATTTCCTCGGGGTGGAACAGTAACTCCTGAGTCGTCGGCTTTATCTGAAGCTGCTTCGACGTTCGCTCCTAACTCGAATGTATCCTCTGATCCGAGTGGGTATTACGCACAGCCTTCTGTGGGTAATACGAATATTGGTACGTTTGGTACCTCTGCTCAAGATGAGTATTACTTTAATTTGATTGACGCTTTGAGCGGCAATCAATACAACCGTGAGCTTTTGGGTCAACAGTTGGCTTATGGTTTGGATACAGCCGAGAGGAATCGTATTCGTGGGGAGCGTCCTATTTGGGACAGGTTGAATCAGCGTGGCATTGTTAATAGTGGGATTAAGGATCGTACGGTGGGGGAGTATGAGTCTGACCAGTTGAGGGCGATTGGGGACATGCTTCGTCAGCATGATTTGTCTTCTCAGCGTCTTGATATTGGCGGTGATTTGGCTCAGGAGCAGCAGTATTATCGTGGTGTTGATGCTGATTCGCTTGCTGATGCTTTGAATGTGGCTGCTACTACGGCAAATATTTCTGATCCGAATGAGTTGAGGGCGAGTATTGCCCAGCAGATTCGGGCTATGGGCTAGGAGTTATTGTGAATCAACCATTGCAACGTAAGAATAGATTAACTGGGCAGAGTTTTGGACCTGCGAGTAGTGAAGCACAGTGGTTAGCGGATGCTGATAGGGTTTTGAAGAGTGGTTTAAGCGGTGTTGCTAATGCTGTTGGCAGTATCCCAGAAGGTTATGACCGTCTTATGGATGCTGCTCCTGGTAATCGTTGGGACCCTACTTTGGGTGGCGCTCAAGCACTTGGTGATTTGGTACCTGTTCAAGAGGGCATTAACACGCTTGGGAGAGGTGTAAATGCTGGGCTTGATGGTGTCCAGCAAGCGCTTTTAACTGGTTTGGATACTGCTGGGAGTGGGTTGGAAACCGCTGATGCGGCTTTGATGGACGCTTTGCGGAAGGCGCAGAGTGGGTATGGAACTGCTCGGAGAGAAGTCGGAGGTTTCTTAGGTGACGCTGCAAATACCCCGATCCGTAATCTTCGCGGAATCCAAGATGCGGTAGGTACTATTCAAGGCGGTTCTGAACCTCCTTTGGAAAATCCTGGTTTAAGTAATTTGAATCTTTCAGATAATGATTACATCCAAATGTTGATGAAAAAGAAAGATCGAACTCCAGCGGAGAATGAAGCTCTTACTGATTATTTGACGAATGGTCAGATTAATCGTTTGAATGAAATGATGCTTCCTCCTGAGGTTTCGTCTGGGGCTTATAACCCGTATGGCGTTGGGGATGCTGAACAAGATTTGAAAGATGCTATTGCCCGAAAAGAAGCAGGCACTTTAGTTCCCGAAAGAGGAGGGAGCAGCAAAAGTTCTTCTCCTGACGCTGACGGTGAAATGTATGGGCCAGGAAGACCAGAGTACGAGAAAGCTATAAGAAATCTTGAAGAACAAGAAGCTGCTCGAATGCAAGCTTTGTTTGACCAAATGTTTCCTGCAGGTGCACAAGCCGAAGGCGGCATGGGATTAGCAGAACAGTTAGCAGACACTAATCGTGGTTACGCTCAAGGACGTTACAACGATCTAACAGGTTTCTTGGACGCTGAACGCACTAGGGCTGGTGCCCAGTTCGACAGCGACGAAGAAGCGATTGTTAAACAGCTTTTGGGTTCTGACGCTAAACGTCGTAACGCAGAAGATATGTATACAGCCCGTAGAGGCCAATCGTTTAACGAACTGGAAAGAAAACTTGGTGCTCGTACAGGTGCTGCAAGTGCAAGATTAAAGAATCTTGGCATTGATCCTGCTGGTTACACGGATGTAGTTGGTCAGGAGATGGGTGCTTTGCTTGGTGCTCAGATGCAGTCTGGTGCTGATTTGGCTGAGCGTATGGCGATGCTTGGTGCTGAACGTGCTCAGTTGGGTATTGGTCGTGCTAAGGCTGGGATGGCTAAGGAACGTCGGGCGTTTGATCGGAATGCCTCTGACATGCTGTTCCAGGGTTCTCAGCGGTTGTCGTATGAGCTTCAAGATATTAATGAGGCTTTGATGAATCGTCGTATTAGCGCAGCGGATGCTGCTGCTGCTTCTGCTGCAGCGGCTAATGAGGCTCGGGCGCAGGCTTCTCGGGCAATGGTTATTGGGCAGTCTTTTGGTATGCCTGGTGATGTGGCTGCGGCTTCGTCTACGTTCCCTGGGTTGTTGAAAGAGTTTGCTGGGATGGCGGCAGACAACGATCAGGGAATGGCTATGACGTTGACTCCAGAGATGCTTCCTGATGGGTTTAAGCATTTAGCTGACGGGCAAAGAACTGCTTCTCTCGATCAAATAATTCAGTTTGGGAAAATTGCTGAACAAGCTGCTCTATACGGCTAGGAGTTAAAGTGGCAATTCCTCCTCCTCCACGGCCTCAAAACCGTGGGAATATGATTAAAAATCTAAATATAGATTGGGGGAATAAGTCTTCTTCTGCTCCTTTAGCTGGGTATGTTGCTCCTGCAAAAAAGGGTGGAGGGATATTTGATATTCCTGTCCTTGGACAAATTATTGACGCTATTGATACGCCTCGTGCTGCCATTGTTTCGGGTATCAAAGAGATAGGTGACATCTTTGATGCTGATAATGATTTCTCGATTGGAGAATTTGTTCAGCAAACCCGTGACAACATCATGATGGGTGAGGTGTTGCGGGATTGGGACGTTGATCTTCCTGGGCCTTTAGATTTTGCTGTGGGTCTTGGGTTGGATATTGCTTTAGATCCTTTGACTTATATGGCTGGTGCTGGGCTGTTGGCTCGTGGCGCTAAGGCTGCTGATGTGGCGAATGGTTTACGAAAGGCTGCAAAGCTGCCACAAAATGCTAATAGAGCAGCAGATATGTTGAAGGCTGCACAAAAAGTTGACCGTACTGGGTCTGTGTTGTCTGCAAGTAAATACTTGGACGACATAGGTATTTCGTCTGGTGCTCGTTTTACAATTCCTGGGACTGGCAAGATTGGTCGCACGATTATTGAGAAGCCGTTACGAAGAATATTTCCTGTTGTCGGCAGGAAGTTAGATGACATGCGTGTCAGACAGTTGTATACCGATACTGCTGCTGGTCCTGGGGGCATGTTTCGGTGGGGTGATGAAGCAGATCGTGCTCTTGATTTAACTAATCCTAATAATCAGAAGCTTGTTAGGAATAGGGTTCGGCAGTTGCGAGGTGAGGGACCTGCTGTTGCTGTGAAGCAAGGTTCTGAGGCTGATAAAGCAGCGAGACTGGCTATGAAGATGGCAGTCGAGATGCCTGGAAGTGCTCAGATGTTAGCGAAGATTCCAGGGAGTACTGCTTTTGTTGCTTGGGCTGCTTCTGGTCCTGGCAAAGCATTTGCATCGGTTGCGGATACAAAGATGGGTCAGGCGTTTGGTAAAGCGTTTTCAACGAACGTTGATATCAACCAAATGATTCGTTCTAGCAATATAGAGGAACAGGTTACTGGTCGTTGGGTTCAGCGTATTGGTTCGCAAGCTAATACGAGGTCGTCAAGGTTTGCTTCGGTAGCAAAGAATGGGGCAGAGAATCTTAAACGTGCCGCTGATGATGCTGGTGTTGATTTTGACGAGTTAATGTTGTCTGCTGAAAACGATCTTCCTTATTTGTTTTCGCAGGGTAGTGACTTTGGTATTAACCCTAAGCATATGGCTTTAAGGGAACAAGCTCGGGAGTATTTGGACAGTTTGCGGACGATGGTTAATGAGGCTTTGCCGTACAGCGACGATTTAGATGGCGTTGTTGGTGAGCTTTATTTGATGCGTTATATCGGTAAGGAAGGCGCAGAGAAGCTTGATGAGCTTGGCCGTTTAAGTGGCAAGCCGTTGCCAAAGGGTGTTGCTGCTGATGACCTGATTCAGGGTAATTCTTTTCATAAGCGTAATTGGATTACGCCTAAAGGAATGAAAGATCTTATTAGGGAGAACTTAAAACCAGGTGTAAAGCCTGATATTAGTATCGAGAAGCTGATTGATGACCTAGGTGTTGATCCTTCTAAGACTGGTGATGCTTTAGAAGATGCTTTGTTGAAAGCTATTGACGATGCGGCTGACGATGGTTTCAGAGTTACTGGTACAGATGGGCATGTATACACCAACAAAACGCATGTTGGAACGTTAAAAGATATTGAAGCTGGCTCTATTAGAGATCAGCTTTCAAGAATGGGTAAAGAAGCTCACGGTAGCGAGTGGGTTGACATATTCGATACGGATATGACTAAAGCTTTGACGAGCTACATAGATTCTCATTCTCGTTTTATTCGTTCTCAGTATGTTGTTGATGGTTTAGCGCAACGTGGAATTATTGTTCGTGGCGCTAATGGTCAGTTGAGTCGTGCGGCTGCTAATCGTTTGACATCTTCGATGAATAGAGCAGGTAAGAAACTTAGTAATGCCCAAATACTTAAAGATAGGTTAGAAGCTACTAAGACTGCTCGTGATGAGAAGATTGCTTTTTACACAGGTGAGGCTGGTAAGGCTGGAAGTAAGACAAGTCAACGAGCAGCTACTAAAGCTGCTCTTGAAGTAGCCAGACTTGAAGGAGAGCTAAGAGCTATTTCTTCTGTTATGGACGCTATAGCTAATGGTTCAGGGATCGAGGGTTTGACTAACGATGCTTTGGCTCTTATCCAACCTGGCGCTCAGTTCGATCTTCGTAGAGGTGTTGGATACATAAGTCAGAAAGTGAAGCAAACTTCTGAGGAAGTTGCTCGTTTACATAATGCTCGTAATGATGCTGTTGAGTTGATTCATTCTTTAGATGAGCAGATTGCTCAGGTTGAAGAGATGCTTAAACGCATTGAAGCTGTCAACAATATTGATCCTGAGCTTCAAGGGTTCTTGCCTTTGTTTGATGGTTATAAAGAGATCCAAGATTCAGTGAATATTATGCGCGAGGGTTTGCGTGCATATAAGTCCACGTTTATTAACCGCATGTTGGATGACGTTACGGTTCGTGCTGCTGACGATTTAGAAGATTTCTTAAATGGGATGACAGGCGATGGCTTGTTTGATTTCGCTAAGAACGGTAAGCGGCTTATAAGTGCTGCTCGTAAAGATGAGCTTGGTCGGATTTCTAGACGGTTGGGTCAGATCTTTAAGGGTAATCCTAAGTGGGAGAAGTGGCTGGAAGAGATGCCTGAATTGGCGGATCTTAAGCACGCTATTGAGAATCTTGATGAAGGAGACATGGGGATTCTTGCTCGTCTTGAGCGTTACAGACAGATCAAGGGCGCTGATGCTTTGATCGATGGGAAGTCTCCTATAGGTAACAATATTGCTGAACTTTTGTCTGATATAGGTGGGGCGGAACGCAGGTTGTTGAATGCGAAGTTGCGTGAGATAGAAGAAATTTTAAGACTTGGCTTAAAAGCTGATAGAGGTGTTCCTTATAAACCATTAGCAGGTCAGGTTTCTGATGAAGCAACTGAAGCTTTGCAAGAAACGTTTGATCTTCTTGGCGTAAAGTTTGAAGAGCTTGAAGTAGCTATGAGCAGTGCTCAGAAGAAGCTTTTGGAAACAGAAGCTTATTTAGCGGAGCGACGTACTTACTGGCGAGGAAAGAAACAACTCACTGAAAGCGAGTTGTCTGAAGTCAGCGCAACAATGGTTCAGCAACAAAGAATCATTGACGAATTGAAATTAGAAAAGATGCGGTTAATGGATTCAGATAGGACAACTATCCGAATGAGTGCTGCTGATTCGCAGCAAGCTGCTGCTAATGAGCTTCGCAAAGTACGCAACCTTCACAATTTGTCAGATGTTTATGGTGGTCGGTTAAACGATTACATGGTTAATATGTCTGGGCTTGGCAACGCCCAAGATGTATCCAATAGAACAAACAATTTGTTGCGTGGATACAGTCTTGTAGACGGGGCAGGAGAAGGTTCGGTTGAACTGTTTTCTGCTGCGGTTCAGGCTGCTGCTAGAACTGCTGATGTCAAAGCGATGAGTGACTTTATGAAGAAGTACTCAACGTTTGTGAACTGGTGGAAAGCTCAAGCTGTTGCTACTCCTGGGTTCATTATGAGAAACATGATGGGTGGCATGTGGATTAACAACCAGATTGCTGATGTGCCTATGAGTATGCACACAAGAGTTTTGGGTATCCGTCGTGCTGCTGCTAAGGCTGCTCAGGAGGGTGGCCGTAAAGGCGACATTGCTTACGGTTTGGAACAGCTTATTGCTAACGGGAAACCTGTTGGTTTGAAGAAGTTGGGTATTCCACAGCTTCAGTCTGCAGTTGATGTGGGTGAGCTTGAAACGTTCTTGACGTGGTATCGGACAGGGATGGCTAGCAGTGGTCAGGTATCTCAGGAAGTTAGATCTTCGTTGGATGCTATTGGCGGTGGAAAAGGTTCGTGGAAACCGTGGCAAGCAGAGTTTGCTCCGTTTGCTAAAGTTCGTGAGTTAAACCAAGAAGCTGAGTTTATGTTGCGTGGTTCAGTAGCGCATCACACTGCTATGACTGGTGGAAGCATCGATGATGCTTTCGAGCTTGTAAATAAGTATCACTTTGATTATGCGAATCTGACTCAAACTGAACGCAAGATGAAGCAGGTTATTCCGTTCTGGACTTGGCAGAAAAACATTTTGCCTGTGCTTGTTGAGTCGATTGGTAAGAAACCTACTGCTTGGGGTCGGTTGCAGCAGGTGAAAGGCGAGTTGGAGTTGCATTCTCCTGAAGAAGGGCTAGTGCCTAGCTGGTTCGGAGAGAATATGGGTATACGTTTGCCATTCAATATTGGTGGGAACAGAGCGTATGCTATTCCTGATTTGCCGTTCCGTGATCTTGCTAAATGGTCTAAAGCTATTGAAGGTAAAGAACCGTGGCGACCTTTAGCGGAAAGCGTTTTTCCGATGTACAAGCTCCCGATAGAGCTTGCGTTTGGCAAAAAATATTTTGGCAATATCCCGTTCACTGGTCGATATCAACAAGCCCCTAACTCTTATGGAAAGATTCCTGGGCTTATGCCAGCCCTTGGTGCGCTTGGTTTTGCGAAGAAGAATCGTAAAGGGGAATGGAAAACAACTGACCAAACTCTTTATGTGTTAGATCAGTTCATGCCGTTGTTGGGTAGGGTGCGAAGGGTTCTTCCTAATGAAGCTCCTAAACAAGAACGAATGCTAACTACTTGGCTTTCAGTGTTTCTAGGTACGAACATCCGTCCTAACACTCCTTCAACTAAACGTAGTGAGCTAATTCGTATGCAGAAAGAACTCGCTGAAGAGCTTCGCGATAAGAAAGATATAGAATTCCGCAAGGTCTAGGATTTAGATATGTCTGAAAGAACAATTATTTCTCGGGACGGGTGGGAAGCCCGTCCCCCTAAACGGCCTTTCACTAAGTTGAAGCCGTCAAGAGTGCAGGGTGTTGTTCTTCATCACAGTGGTGTGAAGAACGGACCAAAGGGTTTAGCTGCTTTGAAAGCTTATGAGCGTTTCCATATGGATTCTCGTGGGTGGAACGCTATTGCTTACAACTGGTTGGTAGACGAAGACGGAGTTATTTATGCAGGGCGTGGGGCTGGTGTCGTTTCTGGTGCTACTAAGGGTTGGAATTCTCGTACTGAGTCGATTTGTTTTACGGGTTGGGGAGAGGTAGAAGCTCCTCAGGCTGCTTTGGATTCTATTAAGTGGCTGGTTAGCGACATCAATAACCGTTACGGAGGGAAACTGTGGGTCAAAGGACACAGAGATCTAGGAAATTCCACTTGCCCTGGGAATTGGTTGTACAACTGGCTGAAGTCAGGGATGCCGTCACAAGTTGGCGATCCGAACAGCGTAGATTGGGACGGAATCAAAGCCCATCTGGAGACTCTTAAAGCGGTTGTATCCCATAGTCCTCTATCTAGGAGGCGGAAGAGCCGTGGAGAGGCTGTGAGAGCCGTTCAGGAGCGTCTGAAGGACCTTGGGTATGAGCCTGGGGGTATAGATGGCATCTATGGATACAACACGAAGCGTGCTGTGAAGATGTTCCAGGTTAAATACTGTTCATTCCTTAAGGTTGATGGCATAGTGGGTGCCAGAACTTGGGATGTGTTATTCGCTTAATGGGCCAGTCCCAACACTCTATAGGAGGTCTTATAGATGTCTAAAGAAAGTAAACAGTGGAAAGATTCTTCCTCTGTAGATAATGCTGAAGCAATGGGTAAGTCTGCTAAGAAAGCGGCAGCATTTTTGCGTTCCTCATCTCTGGGTAACCAGAACCATGGCGGTCGGCCTTTCGGGAAGTAACCCGATAATGCCACTTAAGTCTGGTAGTTCTAATGAAGTTGTTTCCCACAACATAGGGAAACTTATTGCTGAGGGATACAAGAAAGAACAAGCTGCAGCTATAGCTTTCGATAAAGCTAAACGCAGCAGGAAAGGTAAGAAGTGACCGAAGAAACTGCTAAAACAAAGTTCTCATGGGCTGACTGGATTGAGCGATCTGTCTGGACGGGTGTGGAAGCAGCGTTAGCTGTTGTTGTCGTTACGGATGTGTCTAGTCTTAAGGCTGCAGCTACTGCGTTCGCTGCCGCTGCAATCGCAGCATTGAAGACGCTTGCGAAGGCTCGCCTCGGGAGGTAGCTCCTGTGGATGAAGAAGAACAGTTCGATGACATTTGGGCAGACTGGATGGCCGAAGAGGGCCTAGCCATTGAAGATGAGATCCAAGAAACTTTGGTTTCTAGCCGTGGTTTGTTGGATATTGACGATGGAACACATGCTCAATGGATAGATGGAACTCTTGGTGTTCTTCTTACATTCGATTTATCTGAGGTTCATTCCATTCTTAATGCGTGGGATGAAGCTGAGGATGGGAACATGATGGCCCTTGCAACCTTGATGCATTGGTTGCAGGGCTTCAGTTGTTTCCTTGAAGCATGCATGTCGAATATTGAAGAAGAGAACTAGGTCTTTCGATTCAAGTACTGTTGTACTGCTGGTTCTCTCAGCAAACTAGTTCGCAGTTTTTCTGCTAGTTCATCTCTGCGTCTGGCCATAGTTGTTTTGGGGATGTCTAATATTATGGCCACAAAACGCAAAGAAAGACCCACGTCAACGAGCATGTGGTAAAGCCACTGCTCGTCTTCTGTGAGTCCTATGAATGTTTCATGTACTGCGAGAATAAGATCTTCTCGGTTTTCTTCTCGTTCTTCTATAGACCGAAGCGGGTCCTCGAAAGGACCCGCCTCCATAATGCTTTGCATTTCTGTTTCAGGCGTTGGCCTGTAAAGAACTTCTTTCCTAGCTGATCTGTTTGTTTCTCCCCAGTGACCACTTTTAGGTTTGCTGGTTACGTTTGTCCAAGGTCGTTGTGGTTGCAGTGAAGGAAAGTTTGCTTTCCTAAGAGCGTTAAAGAGTTTTGCTCCCTCGCTCTCCTCATCCACCGTTCCAATGCAGGTATTCTGAGTGTATTGAGAAGAACAATTTGTTGTTATCGAAGTTTCCTACAGGAATGTCTTCGGTGTTAATGATTGTCATAAGTTCTCTGTAACTCAAATCTGCATAGTTTTGGCGTGACCGTGACCAAATCCAAAACCACACATCCAGTTCGGACGTGTCCCACCACTGTAGCGCACGAATTTTATTAAACTTTACTTTAAGCATTTCGTCGCCACCCATACCCATTACTTCTACTAGGCGAGGGAACCCGCCGTTAGATAACTGTATGTAGTCGGGAGTAGCTGCAAACGTTTGAGGTATTTGATGTAACTCGAAACCGTCAGGTCGATTAAAGCCGAACCGTTCCCAGTTTCGTTCTCGTTTCTCGAACTCGCCTTCAGCTTCGTCACCCATAGACTTATATCGTTCTGCATATGGACGTTTGTGGAACTCGGGAGCTTTCATTTTTTTCTCCCTACTATTCGGTAAACCATGATGTCGTCGTCATAGGCGACGCCATTCAATGCGTCCTCAACTGCTTTCAAATAGTTAGTTGTATCGCCACGAAGTTTCGTGTCGCTCTCATCTAGTTCAGAGATAGTTACCTGTGTCCGTTTCGATGTGAACACACAGCTAATAGATATAGGTCCCTCAAATTTGGGGCCATCATAATGATTGCGAATGTGTTCTTCGTGTTCCAGTGTGGACTTAGGAGTATACGTTCTGCCTCGTGCGAATCGAGGGCGACCTTTAACCTTTGGTTTCCCAGGAACAGTGAACTTATATGAGCGTTTAGTCATGGTACCTCGTTGTTTGGGCAGCCTTAGAAACAATATTTTGTAACTGTTTCTCTCTATCTGCTCTATCTGTGAACTTTCCAACCCTCTCGTCTAGCCGTCGCAGCCAGTCGATAGCTGCATCTTCTGAATAGTCTTGCCAAAGAAGACTGCTAGCAAAAGCGTACATCGCTTCTGATCGATCCGAGAACTCTGTTTGTTCCCAGATCGATCTTGCATTCCCCTTAAAGTTGGCATCTTCTCTGTTGCCTGGTTTGTATTGAGGGGCTTTAGGTTCCGTTGCCTCGAAGAATCGAAGCAACGAGCGAAGCAACCCTGGCGAAGTTCGTGATGCCCATGCAGCGTCAACAAATTCTTCAAGGGAGAAGAAAGAATCTGTTTTCGATGGATCATAAACTTCATGGCGGCCAGGGTTACGGTGCTCAGGGTAAGGCAAACGCAAACAGTTGCCTAGAGCACCTTCGTTCAATGATGTTTGTTTCGGATACACCTCTTTGGTGGGGACATCCACGACACGACATGCACCTGTCAGAGCTTTACGTGCCACGTTCGCTGCTACTGGTTCAGTTAAATAAACCCAAACGTGGTAGCCCTTACTCTTAGAAGTTTCCTTCCAGCTTTGTATCCCTGTCTTCTCCAGAAGAGCGATCAGGTTATCTGCATGGACGCTGGAGTTTTCTCCATCGTCAAGGTCCACTGCACACCAGTTGACCATCCATACACCATTACGTTTCCATAACGGATATACCCCAAGTGCAAGTTTGCTATTGAGATGTTCGTCTATGTACTGAAGGTATTCTTCTCCGTAGCCAAGAGCTACGTTTCCGTCTTCTTCTAACGGATGCACCCATTCTGTTACGTCGGCTAACGCTCCTCCTTCGTGAAGAGAAGCGAACCTTTCAAGAGTTACTCCACCCATCTGTCATCCCCAGGAATATCGTTCTCATAATATTCTCGCACAAGACCACAGTTCGGGTCCATGTAATAGTCAATGGGTGGATCTGTGACCTGACAAGGTGGCCTCTTGTTTTTGCAGAGGTCAAGTGAGACAGAGACTGAATGTATTCTTCTTTCTGCGTCAGAAAGCTTTGGGTCATCTCTCCGTCGGAAAACATTGAGTTGCAGGATTGCGTATTCATCAGCATTGAATTTGCCGTCGTCCATTCCTCTTGATGTGCCCCGAGTTGAGCCTTTGCCTGACTGGTGGATTAACCCAACGGGCAGGTTCTCTGTCTCTGCCCATTCCTTTAATCCTTTTAACACTGTTGATACCCCCTCGTATCCCGATGCTCCTGGGAGTTGTTCGAGGAAGTCAACCATTACGAACCGTGGCTTATGTTGCCAGTAATCTTCGCATTCTCTCATTGCGTTGCTCATGTCGTTAAACGACAGAGCATTAGGGAAGATTTTGATTCGATCAAGGAAGCCGTACTTGGCTTCTTGGATTTCGTTTATGACTGTTTGGTCTTGCGTCCGAAGAGCTTCTTCCACTTCAGCAAGATTTCGTTGATATAAGAGTGCATATAGTTTGGATACAACCAGGATCTCGGGTTCATCAGGAGTATAGATCACTCCGTAAAAGTCTGGATCTTCTAATAGGTTGCGTGCCATTGAGGAAAGCAGCACCGCAGATTTACCGCTGTGTGCTCTGCCTGTTACGACGAGTACGTCGCTAGGCCAGACTCCTCTCATGCGACTATCGATGTCTTGTAGTCCTAGATGGAAGCAGTCGTGGCTGCCTTTGGCGTATTCAACCCATCGGTCTACTGCCTCGGATGTTGGCTTAAAGAATTTGTACTGTGGCTCTCCCTCGGGGAGATCGATACCCGCAAGTCGGGCATCGATCTCCTCGGTGGTGAGGGCGACAGCTTCGTCACCCTCACTCATCAGTTGCCCTTATAGGCAAATGCTTGTAGCTCTGCCCGACGAGCGATCCAATCCCATTCGATTGCATCTTGTTGGGATTCTCCAACGGCTTGGTTCCAGACTTTCAATGGGACATTGCTGTCTCCATCGTTGACCCAGATCCCAACGTCGCGGGATGTTGCTACACCGATGTGTTCCAAAGCGTCCTTGCTTATCGAGAAGTTGGGGAAGTTCTTCCCTGTCTTCGTCACATCGGTTGATCCGTCAGCGTGTTCCTTGACCTCATACACCTTAAGGGTGTTGCCGTCATTGGTGTCCCACTGATTCGGATGGAACGCAAGCAAGTTGAAAGCAGCTTGACGTTCGTCTGCACCTTTACCTGTGCAAAACTCGGTGCGCTTATATGTGCGTCCACTCATCTTGCCACCAGCAGGTCCTGCTTGGGCAGGGGCAGGTGGTGCCGCTACTGAAGCTGCCGTAGGTCCTGACGGACCACTGACACTGGCAGTCTCTTGCGAGGCGGCGGGGCTTGGACCACTAGCAGGCCTGGAAACGCCGCTTTTCAAGCGTCGCATCACAACCCCATCGGGAGAAAGATCTATCTCCTGACCTGATTGTTTCAGGACCTCACCTTTAACTTGCTCAAATAAAGAGGATACTTCGGCAAGAATGCCTTCATCCCCCATTGATTCGGGAACTGCCCGCTCAATGGTGAGCGAGTAGTCCGCTGTTTCATATGGTGCTTCACTAACTTTCTGTGTGAAGCTAACTGTCACCTTTGCTGTGTCAGTCATATCTCTACCTTTCTCCCTACCAGGGATTTTCTCCGAGGTGTTCACCTCGGCATTTGCCTGCCTGCCAGACAGGACACCATAAAGGAGAGCAATGCCAGCCCTCCCAATTCTGTGGCCAAGTCTCTGCGTCCGACATTATTGTCGGGACCATCGACCAGCACAGTTCCAGAAAAGCATTCTTATGCTGTTCTGTTCTTTCGATCTCAATTATTTGAAGCTTCCCATTGGCCATCACACCGAAGTTGAACTCCGTTGCATCCAATGCCCAACTATAGGCATGAGATTGGATATCCCAACGCTTCTTCTCCCAAGCTTGGTACTCCCTGCCAGGATTCTTCCAATCCCACAGCGCTCCAGACTTATCTACCCAGTCCACAGTGCCAGTAAGAACTAGACGAACGTTACCCCTAACCCCTATCTCCCTCTCGAAAGGAGTTTCAACTCCAACAGGATCAAGGATGGGAAACAACTCGTCATACCAAACTTTCAGATTGGCTCGAACGACATCAACAATCTTCTCGTACTCATGTCTCCACACTTCAACTTCAGATGAGTAACTAACAATAAATTCTTCTGCGACTTCAGTTATCTCTTCCAATGATGGGCGAGGCATACCCGCCATCATTAAACGTCCTGCGTATTCAATCGCTGTGTGGACAGCGTTCCCTCTAAGAAAATCTGTTGTTTCTTTTTGGGATACAAGTCCGAGGCGTTCCTGCCTCGCTTGTTCAGGGCATCTAAGGAATGTATTAATCCAACTCTGTCGTAAACGTATCTCAATCATCTATCTCCCTGTTCGGTGGAGCCGTCCCGCAGGGAGACACGGGACGACCCAACCTTGTGACTTCTCCATTTCTAACAGTGTTAGAAATAGAAATTCCCCATTGCTTCAAATGGGGGGAACCCTTTTGGGGGTTCCCCCCATTTTAACATGGATACAACTAAAGTCAAACAACCCCTTCTCCCAGAGGCGGTTCGACTCTATGCAAACGTTCAAATTGTGCACGTTCAACCATGTCATGTGTTCTTTGTCGAGACAACCCAATGCTACGTCCAACTCGTGCTTGGTTTCCTTCAGCGTGGACAGCATCTAACAGTGCATGTCTACGCATATAACTGGTGAGCTTTGTTTGTTCTCTTAACTGGTTATCTATGTTGTCCAGATGTTTGAGAGCAACCAAAGGATCTGTGTTGTCTACAAACTTTCTTAAAGTTTCATGCAATTCTTTAGCTGTGCTCATTCGCAGCACTCCCTGTCTTGTTCGTTGTCAGCCCATGTTTCGGCTGCTTGTTCGGCTTCGGCCAGCGTTCCAAAGAACTGTTTGTAATGGCCGTCTTGGAGGACAACATATCCCGATGTCCTTAACCCTGCTCCTAAGGGGACTACGGTCCCTCTGATCTCATACTTCGATGCTGTCATCGGAGCGAGCTTCCATAATTTGTTCCCTTGTGTAAGCGTCGTGTAGGGGCGCTTTCTTTTCTCTTCTTGGTCCACGTCTTTTCTCTGTTTTCTCCTTGTTGTATTGGTTCCAAGCAGAACGACATCCCAAACATCTACATCCGTTCCCGTAATGAGAAGCTGAGGGTTTCCCTTTGCAGTTGTATCCGTGTCGTCTGTTTCTATTGGTCGCCATCAGTATCCCTTAGGGGTATGACTTCGGCTTCTTCTTCATTGTTGGCTTCACTTAAGAAGTGATGCATTTTTTCTTCTAATCTTTCTGCTCTTTCGAGTAGAAGGACCGCAAGTTTACGGTCGGAATGGATGATGTCATGTGTCTCATCCATCAATTCAATTAGAAGTTCTCCGTTTATATGATCCACGAGGTTTTCCTCCATCTGTTAGGGATCTTATGTTTGCTCTTCTTTCTCTTGACAAGTTTTGGTCGTACTCCCAGTCCTCCCATCGTTGTTTGCATTTGTCGCATCGGCATCCACCTATTGCGTAGGTGGCTATGTACCCATGTTTAACAAAATCTGTTTTATCCCATTTGATTGTGAAGCTGTCTTCGTAGCTCATCGTTGTCCTCTAATAATCTTTCTATCTCTTGTTCTAACTGGTATACGACAACGGAATGCGTACTCGCCTCGAAAGAGTTGTCTTCGCCTGTTACTAGTTCTAAATGGTTGATGTTGCAGCATCTTGGTTCGTGGCATGTGTGGTGTACCTGCAATCCATGAGGTATGGGACCATTATGGTAAACCCATACCATACGATGTGTCAAGGCGTTACGGATTGTGCCTACTCGTTCAGCAATCACCTTGCTATTGACCGCTCCGTATCCACCATTCTGCGTAAAGCCCTGCCAAAGAATGCAAACAGTTCCATCATCACGAATGATGTGACCAAGCTGAACATGAGCAAACGCAGGATTCAAATACGTTTCAACCCGTTCCTCGAACGTAAGAGTGGTCATCAACCTGATAGGAATATCCGTACGAGGTGTCCCGTACTTTAAGAAATGATTCCTGTGCCCATGACACAAAGGAATCTGACCGTCTTTAGATCCAGGCCCATCATAAGGCTGCAACGTTCGACGCTCACGTTGGCACTTACTTCCATCAGGAAGTATTGCCCCGCATTCTCCTCTGCTATCCCTAGGTTTCACTTGTATCTCCCACAAGTCCAAAGGTCCCACTTCTCTCGGGTGTGTTCCACTATGTAGAACGCAAACCGAGTTGACTGCTCAACCTCGAAACGTTTATGCCAATAATCTTCAAAGACATCACCCCAGTAATACTCATTGATCTGGAACAAGCCAGACGATTTCTCAGCCGCCGCATAAGCGCGAGGGTTATGCAAACTCTCACACCAAGCAACCCCTAACGGCCTCACACACGGATCAAAGTATGCACAAACAACCTCAACTACTTCCGTGTTCTCTGGTGGTGGTTCATGGTTCACTGATGCGAAGTCAAGTATCGCCCAGATAGCTAACCAAACATTCATTCTCCTACCTCAATTCCTTTAGGCGCACCGTCACACAAGACAGACTGATTCCAAATATGGACAGGCCAATCAGGGACACCATTCTTAGGACGGATAAACCCAAACATCTCAGACTCCAAGCGTGTGGGTCTACCGCATCTCTTGCACTGCTTTGTATCCGTCATTCGACTATTTCATCGAAGTCAATCTCAGGATCTTCAACAAGCATCTCTAACTGATACTGAATAGCTCGATCAGTTATGACATCGATGCTTGGGATGAACTCTAAGAAACTGTCTCGGTCTTCTACATACTGCTGTTTCAACTCGTCCAAGATCAGGACAGTGAACAAGGCAAACGCATAAGCCGAGCGTTCTAGATCTGTAAATGCAGACTCACCCATAGTATGTCTCCGCATCTGTCTCGATCCAGACACGAGCGCCGCATCGGTCAGGCTCATCAGGCTGAACGATGTAACAAGGGCCATCTATATAGACCCGACGGTGGTGTGTTGAACCTTTATAGGTGCGATCAATAATGGCGGCTTCACCCTTCTTGATCTTCTGTTGATGGACATGGATAACGTGCTTCATCACTCTCCCTTTCTATTGGTCGAAGCAAACCTGACATTGTTGCGACCGTAGATACACATGCCGCATTCGACACATGCACCACGACCGAACACCCCGTCGTCGTCCCAGACGACCATCGGGGTTTTACCTGTTAGCTCAGGACACTTAGGTCCTTTGCGTCGGTGTGGAAACTTGGCAGCTAACTCTTCAGTCTCTTCCCAAGTGTCCGCACAGAACGCCAGCATCGGTTCGGACAGCAAAGCTTTCTCTGTCCGAACCGCATCCAGCACATTGTCCTTATCAACAGATAAGTAAACGGCTAGGTTACTGACACCCATTAGTAGAGGGACTGCCTTAAAGGTTCTCGTATACAACCAGAACTGAAACTCGGGGAAGTCCTCTGCTACTCGTTTGATTGCTTGAGCGAACGCAGCGGAGGGAATGTCGCCGTCCCAGAAGTGACGGAACACCCACTCGTCCTGCGGTATGCCTGCTCGCACATATTCGATAGAGCATTCACTGAGCATGGCACTGAGCATGGCATGCAGCGTGTCTACGTCATTGAGGTGAGGAGACACGACATCCCAGTTCTCTTGCACCAAGTTACGAACGCCTGGAAAGTTCTGAAGTGCCAACGCATAACACGCATCAGCGCACCATTGAGTGTGCCCAGGACAGGAGACAAGGGCGGGAAGCCCGAAGGTGTTCTTAACCTTCGGGGTCCCCTCGTTAATGCCCTTACCTTTTTTCCTGACTAGAGGTGCAACTTTGCGGTCACTACTTAAGCGTGGCAACCCAACGTTGACAATCACGATTCTAGCCTGCCCAACAACTCACTAAGGAGACTGCTGACAGTCTTGAGGATCTCGATAATGTCATCAGTTCGCTCATCCTTAGGCTGCATAGCTTTCATTGCTTCTTGCACTTCGCGCTCTACTACGGCTTCTAGTTTCTCTTCGCTGACATATCCCCACTCTGTAAGCAGGTCAGGAATGTGACGCTCAAAGATGTTGTTCCAGTAGTAGTAGTTGCCGATGCCGTCACTTATATCATCGCTGAAATCCATGTTCTGGCAGTAGTTTTCTACTGCGCTGTCGACGAGGTGCTCCATAGAATTGAACAGCCCATCTTCATCTATTTCTATTGTAAATTCAGCCATTGGTTTCTCCCTTGTTTGGCTATGAAGTGCTTAAGCACATCAGCCAGACACAAAACATATTTGTCTTGTACCTGACGGGATGCTCAAACTCCGACTAGCTCACGCATCCTATGAGTGAGCGGAGTGTCGTTATCCCTAATCTGATCCACCTGCTTCCTTATCTGCAGATCAGTACTAGAGGAGCGAGTGAAGTCGTGTGTCTCCGCAGATTGAATAGCATTCCACGCAGCCCACGCTGTACCAGCCGCAGGACCATCGTCCTCCACCTGCCAGTAATACTTCACAGCTTTCATTTTCTCTTCCCACGCATTCATGGTCCGAGTGCTCACCTCTTCGCCCTCAGGTGCAGTCGGCTCAGGCAGAAAGGTACGAAGAAAGCTCTGATATTGAGCATAAGTAAAGAGTATGCGACGCATAGCGCCAGCCATACGGTTAAACATCTCCGCATGTTGCCCTGCTTTAGCAAGCACAAGACTACGATCCAACAGAATCTGATCGTGGTTCGTAGTTCTACGCAGCTTTATCTTGGTGTTCTCTGCTGTGCATTGGTTGCTACAGAAGAGCCGCCCAACATATGAAGACATAAACGTAGGCCATGTCCCATCCAAAGAACCACCTATAAGGAGATTCGACTGCAACCAGTCTGGATAGTCGGGGCTAGCTACGTTGTATACATCTCCTAGTTCAAAGGTTGCCATGAATCGCTTGCCGTTATCCAGCGGGCGCATAGCTGTGCATGAGTTAGGAAAAGCAGCTTCTACTGTTTCAATCCACTGTTGGTGATTGGACTCAGGATGCTGAGGTGGAACCACATTGAGAATCATGGGATCTTCCCAATCATTGTCCTGCCTGTACAAGACTTTTCTCTCAGGTTCACCTTTGTATTTGCCACTCTTCACCTCAGGTATTTGACCCTTTATCTCTATTGGCATTGAGTGGACTTTGAATAGGACTCCGTTATCGATAGCGGCATCCACAGCATTCATTTGACCACCGAACCTATGCTCGGACTCGATCATGCCGTATTCACCTCCACCGTATGGAGTCGGGGATATGATGCTCATACTTAACCTCCCTGTTAATGATGTGTATGAGAACTTGTTTCTAACGCTGTTAGAAATAGGGCACTGACCCTATTTGCACTTCGACCTAAGTATAGGCCCTGTATTCACCTAAGTCAACGACTCGTTGACAGTAGGGATTGGAATGTGTAACGAGTACGGACAGGCCACTCGCAAGGCTCCATGCGACGGAACCCATCGAAGAAATCACGGACAGCCTCATCCTCACCACAAGGACTACAGATATACAAACCTGCACCCATACGACTCAAGGCATTCTGAGCTTGCACCTCGGCAAGGTCAGACACTCGGCACCTAGGACATTTCATTGTTTTGCTCCCCTATGTATTTGTTTACTTCAGACCACATCTTTAAGCGGTCATCGATCCTGCGATCCAATAGATCATTGAACCATTCATTATCGTCATCGATAAGTATGTTCACATGATGGACGATCATTTCTTCCAATGCTTCCAGCATGCGACCAGTGATTGTGTTGTCTTTCCAATCAGTCATTGTCTTCTCCAAACAATTCATCCCCACACGGAGGACACATATAGTACGAATAGCCAGCAGGCCGATCCAACAACCTCACAAGCTGAGACTGCATGATGATCTCCCGTTCATCGGCAGTCTTATCAGGCCACACATCCTGAATTAAAGAACCACCAACCCAATCCCACACCTCGTCTTCAATTACCGAAGTGAAATAGTCGTTACCGCATTTACCACGACAACGAGCACGAGCCTCCAACATCTCAAGCTCCCTTTCTATGTTCGGAGTCCAGCATTGCTTGCCAGTACTCAGGTCCACGGGCACGCTCTCGTGCCCAATACCACTGACTAATCAGATAGCAACCACGACAGAACATGATTACGCACAGAACTAGCAGCGGGCCAGGATAAGTAGGTACAGCAGGCATCACCCAACCTCCAGATGACTGGACCTGCTAAACGCAGTCTCTTGAGCACGAACCATTCTCGTAACCATTGCCTCAGCGTCGAACTCTTGAGCGCTAATTCCACGTTTCTGCATCTCATTTAGCAAGCCCTGCAACTCATCGATCACTGCTTTCGCATGACCTATGCCGTCATAGTCTTGCTTCCAGCGATCCCAATGAGCAACAAACACATCTGAATGGTTAGTCACTTGAGCTTTAAGTAGCTCGGGACTCGCTAAATGAATATTCTCAAAGTCTATATAGGACACAGTTATTCTCCCTTTGTTGTATCCAATATTAAGTATCCCCAATTTCTAACATCGTTAGAAATTGGTTAGTCGGTATCTCCATCGACAAACTCCAGTTTACGCTATGGCGCATCCTAAGTCAAGGACCTACGGACAGTAGGGACGGCTCCACATACGGAACGGCTCCCCATACGGAGCCGCCTCCTCACTATCATTTTCACTATCACCCAAAAAAATTTTT